AGATGATTGCTTTGATTAATAAAACATTGTATCTGTTGACATTAGTTTAATGGCTAAGATAAGTACATACGTAATTGATGGGACTATAGTTGATGGTGACAAGGTTATTGGCAGTGATGCCAATAATGATATGATAACCAAAAACTACACCATTGGTGATCTCGTCAATTACTTTGCCTTTCAAATTGGATCTAATTATTTAGTTCCATATTTAAATGCAAATAATAATGTAGACTTAGGCTCATATAATTTAACCGCGAATGACTTGATAGCTACCAATCAGGTTATCATAGGCGGCACAGCGGGACTCTCGGGTCAGGTTCTTACGAGCCAAGGCCCGGGATCCCCTGCTATTTGGGCATACAATGCAGGCAGTCAGGATCTTCAGGGTGTATTAGGGTATGGCAATACAGCCAATCTTTCTATATTCTTGGATAATCCTACGGGTAGCGCATTGCTTGACATTGACAAGGTGTATGGTGATGCATCTATTATATTGGATGATAAGACTAATTCAAACACATCTCGTTGGTATCCTAACTTATTTCATCTTGAGGACAACTCGATAGGTAGGGAGTTGAATATCTATTCAAATGAGATTGAGTTTTACAATGGAACTAATACAGTTTCATTCAAGCCTACTAGTTATTCCAATCAGAATTTTTTATTACCAAACGTAGGCGGCGCTTTTGTTATGTCAGTGAATGGTGTGTATGCTGACATGAGCGGTGCTGTTACGATTCCAACGGGTGGTGGGTCTCAAGATTTACAACAGGTTACTGATTTAGGAAATACTACAACCAATAGTATTATTATTACTGACACTAATGAGGGGTATGATTTATATGATGGCGTTGGAGGTCAGTATACTAAAATAAGATCTGCTGATGGTGGTGTTTCGTTTAAGTATGACACAGATGCGTTGCCGTTTATTGAGTTTAGTCGCCAAGGAAGTGGTATTACTAACATGATTTTTGGCGAATCTACATTTAATAAATTAGTAATACTAGGCAATAATTCAATTACTGCGGGAAGAAGTATAGAGTTCCCTAATCAGGATTGTACCTTGGTTGCTTCGGTAAATGGAAATCTCGCAGATGCTCAGGGAAACATCACTATATCTGTTGGTACAGTCACGGGTGTTACAGCAACGGCTCCATTAACGTCATCAGGTGGTACTGCTCCTAATATATCAACGTCAATGAATACCAATAAGTTGATAGGCAGAAGCACTGCAGGCGTTGGTGTGATGGAAGAAATTAGCGTAGGAACAGGACTTTCTTTATCAGGGGGAACATTAAGTGCTACAGCACAAGTTCTTGGTTTTGAACAACATTTTTTATTAATGGGAGCTTAACATGCCAAACGTATACAAAATATTAGGACAGTCTAGTCCATTAGCTACAACAGAAACAGCGTTATATACTGTTCCTGCAGCTACATCTACAGTGTGTAGTTCTATATCTATATGTAATAGAGGTGGAACACAGACAACATTTAGAGTGTCTATATCTGCAGCAGGGGCAACAACAGCAAATAAAGACTATCTTTACTATGATGTTACCTTAGCAGGGAATGATACATTCATTGCTACAATAGGTATATCTCTTGCTACAACAGATATTGTAAGGGTATATTCAGGAAATGCTAGTCTTTCATTTCAATTGTTTGGAACAGAAATAAGTTAACTATGGCACAAGGATATTCAGGATATAGTATAATAGACCCCGATGTAGCTATCAGAGATAGCGCAAACTTGGATGCATTCAGTAGATTAAGGGTATCTAATCCTCTTATCCTCTTTAATACTCAACTTACATATGATCTTGCTCCTATTATTATGGAGCAAATTACAAATGGATCAGGCGCTACAGTTACACATGATGCTACAAATAGACAAGCTTTAATGACATTTAGCTCTACTCCTACAGGTGGTAAAGCTTATATGCAGAGTTATGAGTATTTGCCCTATCAGCCCGGTAGGTCACAGCTTATATTTGTTACATTCAACATGATTGCAGCTGTAGCTAATACATTAAAGTTTGCAGGATATTCAGATGGGGTGAATGGTATTGAGTTCCAATTAAGTGGGACAACCAAACAATTTATAGTTTATTCGGCTAGTTCAGCAGGCAATGAAACTGTTACGCAGTCTTCTTGGAATTTAGATAAGTTGGATGGTACAGGTGCTAGTGGAATAACGCTTGATATAACTAAGACTCAAATTCTTGTTATAGATATACAAGCTCTCTATGTAGGTAGGGTGAGAGTTGGGTTTGATATAGGTGGTCAGATTATATATTGCCATGAGTTTTTACATGCAAACTTATTTGCTTCACCATATGTACAAACAGCTAATCTTCCTGTAAGATGTGGTATGACATGCACAGGAACAGTTTCTACAACAATGAACTTTATATGTTCTGCTGTCATATCTGAAGGAGGTTCTGAAGATATAAATGTATATGGGTATACTTTCCAACAAGACTCAGGGGCTATAAGTGTTGGTACAGGTGGCACACATATGTTAAGCCTTAGGCCAAGAACAACATTTAATAGTATTACGAATAGAACAAGAGTGGCATATATAGATGTAGAAGTTTATAATGCAGGTAACCAACCTATTCAATGGCAGTTGTGTATTGGTCAGGCTATATCAGGTACTACTACATATAACAATGTAAACACTACATATAGTTCAAGTGAGTATAATATATTAGGGACACTCAGTGGTAGTCCTGCAATTATAATAGATGGTGGATATGTGTCTTCCTCAGGAGGGGCTAAAGGTGTAACAAATACAGCAATCATTTCTCGTTATCCTATTACACTTGATGCAGCAGGGTTGCATAGGTCTTTAGGAACATTGACTCTTAAGGCTACATCATTAAGTGGAACACAAGTAGTTTATGCTTCAATAAAATTTAGAGAAATTAGATAAAGTATGGCACAAGGAACAACCAAAGGAGTACCTATTGATATAGATCCACTGTTAGCAGCTGACAGTGATCTACTTGTTCCTTCACAGAAGGCTGTAAAAGCATATGCTCAACCACAGCTTAATGGAACAGGGTTTGTAAAAGTTACAGGTACAGTGGTTAGTTATGATAACTCTACATACCTGACATCTGCTATTACTTCTCTAGGAGGACTTACAGGTGCTACTCAAACCCTTGCAACAGGAACTACAGGTACAGACTTTGCAATTAGTTCCGCAGGAACAACACATACGTTTAATCTTCCAACTGCTTCTGCTACAAATAGAGGGGCTTTGTCTAGTGCTGATTGGTCATTGTTTTCAAACAATTGGCTTTTAGATGCTTATCAAGATTTAGGTAGTACGTTCAAGTCATACCCTTTGACTATGCCACAGGGTATTACAGGTATAACGACAAACTCTACATTAAATGATAGTAGTGCAAGATTTACAGTTGTGTATGTTCCATTGGGAGCTACAATAACAGGTGTAAAGTGGTATCAAACAACACAAGGTGTTTATACAGCTGATAACTATAATGGAGTTGGGCTATACAGTTATTCAGCAGGAAGTTTGACATTGGTCGCTTCATCTACAACTGATGGTGATATTTGGAAAGCAGCAAGTAATACTTGGGTTACAAAAGCATTTTCAAGTACTTATGTAGCAACTGCAGGAATTTATGTTATTGCTGCTCTATATAACTCATCAGCTCAAACAACTGCGCCTGCTCTTGGAGCGGCAGCAACAGCATCAAACAATGCTGTTATGAGTAATGATTTTACAAATAGTGCAAAAATTAGTTCTTCTTTAGCAGCACAAACTTCTTTACCTGCAAGCACTGCTATGAGTAGTTTAGCAGTTAATAATATAAATTTAGGATTTTGGTTATATTAAATTAAGAACATGAGTAATACAAGAATAATACAACCTACTGCAATTTGGACTCCAACGGGAGACAAGTCTGCAACTATATTATCATTGATTAATTTCTTTGACTACCATTTTGATAATGGAGGAGGTATAGTTACTTATAGTTTATCGGGAATGGAAAGCGGAGGTACTACAACTTTAGAAGACGGAACTGTTATTACTCTTCCTGAAAGTGCAGTGATTTACTTTACCGGCAATATCAATGTACCATCTGATGTTGTTCAGCAATGGGGAGCGAGTGATGATGTTATATGGGATTATGTTGCAGGTGTATTGTCTTTAACCTTTGTACAAGACTAGCTTGTAGAAAATGATAGTTTTTTTAAAGTAACTTTGGGTAACATATAAAAAGAAGAAATGGCAAAGATAGAAACGTACGTATTAGCAAATGCTCCATTGTCAGGTAGCGATAAGCTTATTGGAACAGATACTGCAAATAATAATGCAACTAAAAACTTCAGTATCAGTGAGTTGATTGCTTTTATAACTGATAGTGATGTGTATGTTCCATATACAGGAGCGACGGATAACGTTGATTTAAATGCTAAAGAATTAACTAATGTTGATTTTCTTGAAGTTAATGAGGTTCAAGTAAATGATTTAATAACAACAACTGAGATTGATATCAGCGATGCTATACTTCTTAATAGTAGTTATGGAAATACAGGTCAGGTACTTACAAGTCAGGGAAGTAATCTGCCTCCTATATGGAGCGCTGCTTCTACAGGCGGTCAAGGTATTCAAGGACCTGCGGGTCCTGCCGGCCCTCCCGGACCTGTTGGTCCTGCGGGATTGAATTGGCAAGGTTCATGGTCTGCTTCAGGTGTTTATGTTATTGATGATGCTGTTGGCTATGGTGGAGCTTCATGGTTTTGTATAGCCAACGTAGGTCCATCTGCTGTAACTCCTGATTTAGACACAGCTAATTGGGCTTTGTTAGCAGCTCAGGGCGCTACGGGTCCTGCGGGCGCTACAGGCGCTCAGGGACCACAGGGTCCCGCGGGTCCTGCCGGAGCATCGGGTAATAATACTTTGCAACAGGTATTGAACAATTCTACGTCATTAACAAATGGTAGAAACTTTCAGGGAACAGGTGCCGGTACGAGTAATATAGGTTTTAACGTAAATGCATTTGGAACTAATGCGGCAACAAACAACTCAGGTACTCACGTGAATGCATTTGGTGTTGATGCTGCCGATAATAATACAGCTAATAATATAAATGCTTTTGGTGTTAATGCCGGCAAGGATAATACAGGGATTAGTATAAATGCATTTGGAAATGGCGCTGCTGATGGGAATACAGGAAATGAGGTAAATGCTTTTGGCGCAAATTCTGCATTTAATAATACAGGTAGTGGCGTTAATGCTTTTGGATATAGTGCCGGATATAATAATACATTTAATTGTGTTAATCTTTTGGGATATGCTGCAGCTGCAAGTGCTGATGATCAATTAGCAATGTCAAATAATGCAGGATTTAATGCTCGCATTTCTTATACAAATCTTACAGCTGATAGATTGTATCAGCTTCCTAATAATAGTGGAACAATTGCATTGCTTAGTGATATAGGATCAGGATCTTATAATGTTTATACTGCTATTATTGATACATTTACTGCTACTGCAGTTGTGCTTCAAAATACACTTGGAGTCACTTTGACTGTAAGTAGTCCATCTACGGGTGTAATAAGATTCACTTCTCCATCTGCAATATTTTTAGCTAATAAAACATATATTCAAAGTTCTACTACAATAGATCCTACTAATGCTGCTTTTTTTATATCAGGTAAAAGAGGTAACGGATTTTTCGGAGATACTAGAATAGATTACACAATTAGAAAATTTGACAACACTCAGGCATATATGCCAAATCTTAGTGACATGTATGTTGAAATTAGAGTTTATCCATAATGGACATTAGAAAAATATCAGTTGGCCCTGACTATAAGAATGGTGCTATGCATTATATTGTAGGTCAGCGTGTATTAAATGATGCATATGAGATACACCTGATATCGTATGATCATACTAAAATGTCCATACGGATTCATATTATAAATGACAACCAAGAGGTTTTATTGTGGAAGGAGTTTACGAATACAATGCCAATTTCAATTGAATACAATATAAACTTTTAATGAAATCCCCTTACAATTTTATAGTAAAACCAAAAGAAGGAAAAAGATATAGCAATACAAAAAACATAGCCGGAGTTGAACTGATAGTAAGCACATCGGAAGAAGACCACAAGTTCTCAAACAGATATGCTGAAGTCGTAGAAACTCCATTGGGTTATACAGGACCTATCAAACAAGGCGATATATTGCTAGTACATCACAACGTCTTCAAGTATTATAACGACATGAAGGGTCGTCAGAAAAGCGGTCGTAGCTTTTTTAGGGATGACAAATTTTTTATAGACGTCGAGCAATTCTTTATGTACAAAAGCGGTTTCACGTGGAACGCTTATGACAGGTATTGTTTTGTTAAGCCAATCAAAGCAATAGATAGTTATATTAAAAAACCATTTAGCGAAGAGCCGCTTATGGGAGAGATGGCATACCCTAATGAATACTTAATTAGTAAAGGTATATCTAAAGGGGATTTGGTTTGCTTTGTTCCCGATAGCGAGTATGAGTTTGAGGTTGATGGAGAGAAGCTTTACAGAATGTATGACCATCAAATAACAATAAAACTATGAATCTAATTTATTTTGATAATGTGCTATCTGATCCAAAGTCATATGTTGATCAGATATACTCAAACGACTTTGTTGATTTTGTAGATGGCAATGATGTCTTTAAAAATGTTCAGCCTAGGTCGAATGATGAGTTTGCTGAGTTTGTTATGGCATGCTTTCCATATTATAAAATTAGTTGGAATTTTGTAAGAATGTCTCCTTTTCAACAAAAAGAACCTAACTTTATACATACAGATGATATGATGGGGGATATAACCTGCATATTATATCTAAGTGAAAAATATCCAAAAGAAGATGGAACTACTATATACGACGACGATAACGAGCCTGTATGTACAGTTTACTCAAAATTCAACAGGATGGTTGCATTCGACTCAGGAGTTCGACACTCAAGAAATATATTTGACAATTTTGGAACCGGACGAGATTCTAGATTAGTTCAGGTAATATTTTTAAAACAAATGTAAAATGAAAAGTTTATTAATTGTAAAACAGATAGACAAGGCAAATCATTTTATTTTAGGATACTTGATTTACTTTGTCATGTTTCTTTTATTCAATTGGTATTATGCTTTATTGGGAGTCATTCTATTGGCATTTGGGAAAGAGCTGATTGACTCTTACATGAGAAAGCTTCCCATTGATAAAGCCGATTTGTTTTATACCATAGCAGGATCTATTCCGTCACTCGTAATAAGTTTAATATGAAACAGCTAAAGATATCAATAGCTTTATTATTGATGATAGGATTTCCTAATGCAATGGTGTCTGTATACTTTTTAGACATGGGGCATTCGGTGTTGCTTACGCCTTTGTCTTATGTTTCTGCTTTTATTGGTACAGGTCTGATATATGGGTTTGAGGATTTTACTGATCAGCCAAAGTACATTGGTAATGTAGATAATAACTACACCAAGCCTAGGATAAATCAGAATTGGATTGTCTTTTTTATTTGTTTGATAATTAATTTGACTGTAGCTAATCTTTGCGGAAATGTCTAGTAGCATTGATATAAAGATGAGGATTATTGAAGCGGGACAGTATGCCGTTGAGCAGCTAATAAAAGTTGCTAAAGAGGAAATAATAAAACCTGATCCCGAAGACGAGTTGGCTGCTGATAGATTAAAGAATGCAGCGGCGACAAAGAAGCTAGCAATCTTTGATGCTTTTGAAATATTGAATAGAATAGAGGCGGAGAAAGAAAACATAGAAAGCATTGGTAATAATTCAAATAATAAAATAGATACCAAACAAGGTTTTGCTGAAAGAAGATCAAGATAGTAGTCTTTACAGGGTCGTCAAAGGATTGATACCTAGCTCTACGATTAGCCGTAAGAACAAATCTAAATCGTGGAAGTATGGACACGACGACCAATATGATGTTGTTGTTATTTCCAAGAGTGGTCAGATAGGTGATATAATAAATATATCCGGCATAAACATAGCGCTGCCACTAGCGCCTACTTATTGTTATCAGCGTAGCAAGAAACCCGATGAGCAGTATTGGGAAAGAGAGGAAACGCCAAAAGATCTTCAACGAATAACTTCCATATTTCAATGGAACGAAAAACCGAATGAGTTTAAGTCTCAATGGGTTGACTATATAGAGCGTCAGTTTGATTATAGAGAAGAAGGCTTTTGGTTTATGAACAATGGCGTTCCTACCTATATAACAGGATCTCATTGGATGTACCTTCAGTGGGCTAGTATTGACGTTGGTTATCCTGATTACCGAGAGGCTAATAGAATATACTTTATTTTTTGGGAAGCTTGCAAGGCTGATGATAGATGCTTTGGACTGATATATCTAAAGATCCGTCGTTCGGGATTTTCTTTTATGTGCTCATCGGAGGCGGTGAATGTGGGTACATTGGCTAGGGATTCAAGGATAGGTATACTATCAAAGACGGGATCGGATGCCAAGAAGATGTTTACAGATAAGGTTGTGCCTATAAATAATAAGCTGCCTTTCTTTTTTAAGCCCATTATGGATGGCATGGACAAGCCTAAAACTGAATTGGCTTTCCGTGTACCCGCCTCAAAGATTACCAAGAAGAATATGTATGAGGTCGATAGCGAAATTATCGACGGCTTGGATACCACAATAGATTGGAAGAATACGGAAGACAACTCCTATGATGGAGAGAAGCTTTTGTTTCTAGCTCATGACGAGTCGGGTAAGTGGGTTAAGCCTAATAATATATTAAACAATTGGCGAGTAACAAAGACCTGTCTTCGTTTGGGTAGCAAAATCATTGGCAAGTGTATGATGGGGTCTACCTCAAATGCTTTGAGCAAGGGTGGTGACAATTTCAAAAACTTATATGAGGATTCTAAAGCTTCTGTTAGGAATGCAAATGGTCAAACAAAAAGTGGTCTGTATTCTTTATTCATCCCGATGGAGTGGAATATGGAGGGTTTTATTGACAAGTATGGTATGCCTGTGTTTAGGCGTCCTGCTAACCCTGTTGCCGGTGTAGATAATGGATGGATAAAGAATGGAGCCATTGACTATTGGGAGGCTGAGGTTGATTCATTAAAGAATGATCCCGATGCATTGAATGAATTTTATAGGCAGTTCCCAAGAACAGAGTCGCATGCGTTTAGAGATGAGAGCAAACAGGCTATATTTAATCTGACTAAGATTTATCAGCAGATAGATTATAATGACTCTATGGTTCAGGATCATTACCTGACTAGGGGTACTTTTTATTGGAGGGATGGCATAAAGGATACCGAGGTTATTTGGGCTCCTGATAAAAGAGGTAGGTTCTTGGTCAGTTGGACTCCTAACAAGCGATTGCAGAATAATGTACATGTAAAGCATGGGATTAAATACCCCGGCAATGACCACATAGGATCTTTTGGTTGCGATAGTTATGATATATCTGCGGTTGTTGGAGGCAGGGGTTCAAATGGATCATTGCATGGAATGACTAAGTTCCACATGGACGAAGCGCCTATCAATGAGTTTTTTTTAGAATATGTGGCTAGACCTCAGACGGCTGAGATATTTTTTGAGGAGGTGTTAATGGCTTGCATTTTTTATGGGATGCCTATCCTTATAGAAAATAACAAGCCTCGACTGCTCTACCATTTTAAGAACAGGGGGTATAGGGGATTCTGTATGAATAGACCTGATAAACAATACTCCAAGTTAACCAAGACCGAGAAGGAGTTGGGTGGTATTCCTAACTCATCGGAAGATGTACGTCAGGCGCACGCTTCCGCTATCGAGTCTTATATAGAGAAGTATGTTGGCATAGACTTTTCAGGTATATATAGGGAGCCTGATCTTATAGGCACGATGCCTTTTAATAGGACGCTAGAAGATTGGGCTAAGTTTGATATATCGGACAGGACTAAGTTTGACGCATCTATTAGCTCGGGTTTGGCTATCATGGCTAACCAAAAGCATTTATATATGCCTGAAAAAAAAGAATCGAAAATTAGTCTTAATTTCGCAAGGTATAATAATGACGGATTAGGAAGTAAAATAATTCGATGAAAGACATAAAAATAGAAATATCATCGACCACTTTTCCTAGCCAATTGGCTTCTGATAAAGATAAAGCTTCTGCTGAGTTTGGTCTTCAGGTTGGTCAGGCTATTCAGTATGAATGGTTTAGGAAAGATGGTAATCAATGCAGGTACTATTCACAATGGAGAGACTTCCATAAATTGAAATTGTACGCGCGTGGTGAGCAATCGGTTCAAAAGTATAAGAATGAGTTAGCCATTGATGGCGATCTTTCTTATTTGAATTTGGATTGGACACCTGTACCTATTCTTCCTAAGTTTGTTGATATTGTGGTAAATGGCATGTCTGACCGTTTGTTTAAGGTTAAGGCATATGCTCAGGATGCTATGTCTCAATCCAAGCGCAACAAGTATCAGGACATGGTTGAGGGACAGATGGCTGCCAAGGATGTGCTTTCTATTATTCAGCAGAATACCGGCGCCGATCCATTTATGATGAATCCTGATGAGCTTCCTGAGAATGATGAGGAGTTGACTCTACATATGCAGCTTAACTATAAACCTGCTATTGAGATTGCGGAGGAAGAAGCTATCAATACTATTTTTGACGAAAACAAATATGATCAGATAAGAAAGCGTCTTGACTACGATACTACCGTATTGGGTATATGTGTGGCAAAGCATGAGTTTTTACCCGGGTCAGGCGTTAAAGTTTCTTATGTAGATCCTGCTAATATTGTTTATAGCTATACAGAAGATCCTTTCTTTAAGGATTGTTTTTATTGGGGTGAGATTAAGACCATTCCAATGACCGAGCTTTTGAAGATCGATCCAACTTTAACAAAGGAAGATCTTCAGGAAATATCAATGTATAGTCAGGGATGGTATGATTATTATAACGTAGCTAGATTTTACGAGAATAGTTTATTTTATAGAGACACTTGCACCCTTTTGTATTTTAATTATAAGACCACAAAGACAATGGTCTATAAAAAAAAGATATTAGAAGGTGGTGGCGCTCGTGTGATTGAGAAAGATGATCAGTTCAATCCTCCTGTAGAAATGATGGAGGAGGGTAACTTCCAAAAGCTAGAGAAGACTATTGACGTATGGTATGATGGTATTATGGTTATGGGCACAAACATTTTATTGAAATGGGAGATGTCCGAAAACATGGTCCGCCCTAAGTCTGCTTCTCAGCATGCTATACCAAACTATGTTGCTTGTGCTCCTAGAATGTACAAGGGCGTTATTGAGTCATTGGTTCGGAGAATGATTCCTTTCGCCGACCTTATTCAAATAACACACTTAAAGCTTCAGCAAGTAATTGCTAGAACTGTGCCTGATGGTGTATTCATTGACGCTGATGGATTAAATGAAGTTGACTTGGGTACCGGCAATGCTTATAATCCTGAGGACGCACTGCGTCTGTATTTCCAAACAGGTAGTGTGATTGGTAGAAGCTTTACGCAGGATGGCGAGTTTAATCATGCCAAAGTACCAATTACTCAGCTGACGTCTAACTCGGGCGCATCAAAAACGCAGATGCTGATTGCTAACTACAATCACTATTTGGATATGATCAGGGCTGTGACCGGCTTAAATGAAGCTAGGGATGGTTCTACTCCTGATCCAAACTCATTGGTTGGTATTCAGAAGTTAGCTGCGCTTAATTCAAATACAGCAACTAGACATATTTTAGAAGCAGGGCTTTTTGTATACAGAACATTAGCCGAAGCTTTGACATATCGTATTGCTGATATATTGGAGTATGCTGATTTCAAGGATGATTTTGCCAATAAGATAGGAAAGTACAACGTATCGATACTTAGCGAGATTTCAGATTTGTACATTTATGACTTTGGTATTTTCATAGAAGTAAGTCCCGATGAAGAGCAGAAAGCTCAGTTGGAAGCCAACATACAGATGGCGTTGTCTCGTGGCGATATCTTCTTGGAGGATGCTATAGATATTCGAGAGATAAAGAATATCAAGTTGGCTAATCAGCTTCTTAAGGTTAAGAGACAAAAGAAGCAGGATCGTCAAGAGAAGATGGAAATGCAGAAACAAGCTATGGTTTCACAACAGCAGATTCAAGTTCAGCAGATGGCTGCTCAGAACTCTATGCAAAAGATTGGAATGGAGACTGATTCCAAGATTAAGATAAAGCAAATGGAAGTTGAGCTTGATATAATGAAGATGCAGAAGGAAGCTGAGATGAAACAGATTCTGATGAAGACAGAGTTTGACTTTAATTATCAGTTGGCTCAAGTTCAATATAACAACTTAGAGAGTAGAGAGAAAATGAAAGAGGATGCTAAGGCAAAAAGAATAAGCCAACAGAATAGCGAACAATCCAAATTAATAAATCAAAGAAAGAATAACTTACCTCCTTTGGATTTCGAATCAAACGAAGATAGTTTGGATGGGTTTGACTTCTCTGAGTTCTCTCCTAGATAATAATTTTTTTTTATAAATTTGCTAATTAAAATCAAATCAAATGGAAATTAAAGTAAGAGCGTTAGATGCTGTAGAAGAAAAAGGTGTTGCTGAAGTAGAAAAAGAACTACTTGAAAAGCACGAACAAGAACAACAGCAGGCTACGCAAGAAGTTCAGTCTGAATCTGTACAAGAATCTGTACAAGAATCTGTACAAGAAGAAGACTTAAGCGAAGAAAAAGTTCTTTCATATATTGGCAAAAGATACAATAAGCAGATAAGTTCTTTTGATGATCTTATTTCTGAAAGAGAAAGTTCTGAGAAGTTACCCGAAGATGTTGCCGCGTATTTAAAGTATAAAAAAGAAACAGGTCGGGGCTTTGAGGATTTCATCAAATTGAATAAAGATTATGAGTCCATGGACTCTGACGAGTTGCTTAAACAATATCTTTTGTCTACACAGGTTGGTCTTGACGAGGAAGATGTTGATGTTCTCATGGATGAGTATAGATACGATGAGGACCTTGATGATGATTCCAAGATTAAGAAAGTCAAGATCGCTAAAAAGAAGGCTATTGCTGAGGCAAAGAACTTCTTCAATTCTCAGAAGGAGAAGTATAAAGTACCTATTGAGTCAATAGGTTCTTTCCAATCCGATGAAGAGAAGGAAGAGTTTGATGCTTATCGACAATACATGAAGCAAGCAAAGACGATTGAAGAGGAAAACAGTCGTAAGCGCGGTTGGTTTGAGCAGAAGACGAATGAAGTTTTTGATGACAAGTTCAAAGGTTTTGAGTTTAAAGTCAATGACAAATCATTTACGTTTTCTCCGGCAGACGCAGCTGAGCTAAAGAAAAACCAATTGACTCCTGCAAACTTTATTAATAAGTATTTGGATGATAGTGGTTTGATTAAAGACGCTGTTGGATACCATAGATCGTTGGCGATTGCAATGAACCCTGAGCGTTTTGCCAAGTTCTTTTATGAGCAAGGCTTATCAGATGCCACCGAGGATGTACTGCGCAAAGCTAAAAACATAAACATGTCTGAGCGCGTAGCACCCCAAGTGATGAAGTCGAGTGATGGGTTACAGGTGAGAGCGGTAAATCCTGATTCCGGAAGGAAGTTAAAAATCCGTAGTATCAAAAAAGTTTAACAATTAAAAAGAAAAGAAAATGGCTAGTGCTCTTTTAAACACGCCTACCTACGCGCTGCAACCGGCAGCTGAACAGGTAGCGTTGTCTACAAACTACATTACCAACTTCAACTTCTTGAATCAGTATCTTCCTGATACTTATGAGAAGGAGTTCGAGCGTTATGGTAATCGTACAATTGCGTCTTTCCTCCGTATGGTTGGCGCTGAAATGCCCTCTAACTCAGACCAAATTAAATGGGCTGAGCAGGGTCGTCTTCACATTAAGTACACAAGTGTAACCTCAGGCGCTGCTTTGGGTTCTGCCACAGCTACATTGACTGTTGGTGATGCTAACGTTACTTATGTTGCTGTTCGCGTTGGACAGACTGTGATGATTCAAAACAATTCTACAGGTGTATTTAACAAAGGTATTGTTACCGCTGTTCCTACTGCTACTACTTTTACTGTAGCATACTATGAGGCAGCCGGTCAAGCTTTTGCTATCTCTACTGCTTGTAGTGTTTTCATCTACGGTTCTGAGTTCAAGAAAGGAACAAATGGTATGGTTGGTTCTTTGGAAGGTGAAGATAGCATCTTCTCTAACAGCCCAATCATCATCAAAGACAAGTATGCCGTAAATGGTTCTGACATGGCTCAAATCGGTTGGGTTGAAGTAACTACCGAGAATGGTGCTACAGGTTACCTTTGGTACCTGAAGTCTGAGCATGAGACTCGTCTGCGTTTCGAAGATTATCTTGAGACTGCTATGATTGAAGCTGTTCCTGCTGAAACCACTTCAGGTGCTTCTGCTGCAGGCTTCAAAGGTTCTGAGGGTGTCTTCTACGTAGTGAACAATCGCGGTAACGTATGGGGTGGTGGTACTCCAACTACTTTGGCTGATTGGGATTCTATCGTTTCTCGTCTTGACAAGCAAGGTGCTATTGAAGAAAACGCTGTGTTTGTAAACCGTGGTCTTAGCTTTGACATCGACAACATGTTGGCTACACTGAATGGTTACAACTCAAGTGGTGTTTCTTCTTCCGCTTCTTTTGGTTTGTTTGATAATGACATCAACATGGCCCTGAATCTTGGATTCACAGGTTTCCGTCGTGGTTATGACTTCTATAAGTCTGATTGGAAATACCTGAACGATCCTACAATGCGCGGAGGTCTGAGCGCTGCTGCTGCTACTGCTACCGGTACAATTACCGGTCTGCTTGTTCCTGCAGGTTCTACTTCTGTGTACGATCAGATCATGGGTAAGAACGCAAAGCGTCCGTTCCTTCACGTTCGCTACCGCGCTTCAGAAGCTGAAGATCGTCGCTACAAGACTTGGATCACCGGTTCTGCCGGAGGAGCCCAAACTAGCGACCTCGATGCTATGGAAGTCAACTTCCTATCTGAGCGTTGCGTTTGTACCTTGGGTGCTAACAACTTCGTCCTGTTCCGCTACGGATAGTAGAAGTAATAAATGGGGGCGTCTTCGGGCGCCCTCTATTTTTAAATCAAATTAAAATCTAATAATAAAATGACAAAAAATGTACAGCCCGTCGATAAAGTTTATAAGCTTTTAAGCGGCACTCCCCTTTCTTATACGTTGGCTTCTAGAAACCATCCACGGTTTCCGTTGATGTGGTATGATGAGAAGAACAATGTTAATCGAGCCTTGCGTTACTCTGTAAATCAAAAGTCCCCATTTGAGGACGAGCAGGATGGAAATGCTATTTTAGAGCCAATTATTTTTGAAGATGGTTTCTTACGTGTTCCTAAAAATAATCCTGTGCTTCAGCAGTTTTTATATTACCATCCGTTAAATGGAAAGGTGTTTACTGAAGTTGACCGTGAGAAAGATGCGGCGGCTCAGGTTGCTGACTTGAATGTAGAAGTAGATGCTTTGATTGAAGCACGTCAATTGACTATTGATCAGATTGAAATGCTTACTAGAGTTATGTTTGGTAAAGATCCATCTACCATATCTACGTCAGAATTGAAGCGTGATATCTTGGTTTATGCTAAGAACGACCCACAAGGGTTCCTTAATTTATTGAACGATCCGGATCTGAAGTTCCTGTCTAAGGTTAGAATGTTCTTTGACAAGAAGCTTTTAGTCCTTAAGAATAACGAGAAAGAGATTTGGTTTAATACCTCAACTAATAAAAAGAAAATGATGTCCGTTCCTTTCGGTGAGGATCCTCATGAAATGGCGGCATTGTTCTTGCAGAGCGATGATGGTATTGACGCTCTTAAGATGTTAGATGCAATGATTTCATAGTTCTCGCGTGTTTTTGTTTGTATTGGTTAAAACGGGGGTCGCTTTCTAGCACCCCCTTTTTTTTGTATATTTGTAAAAATCTGCACAGATGATAAATTCTGTACGAAATACAGTCCTCTCCGTATTAAATAAGAATAATTACGGATATATATCTCCATCTGATTTCAACCTTTTTGCTAAGCAAGCGCAGATGGAAGTGTACGAGGAGTATTTTAGTAACTACAACAAGACGATTAACATGGAGAATAATCGCATGTCGGGTACTGAATACTCTGATATACGTAAGGCATTGGCTGAAACGCTAGAGTCTTTTTTGGTTTCTCCATACTTGGTTCCACTTGATTATGACTTTCAGAATATAACTAGGAATAGATATTACAACCCATCATCTATAACTACCGGCAGTGATGCATATATGATTAATAAGATCATATGCTATCCTACCGTATTAACCGAAGGCGAATGTGATGGTATCCAAACAAATAACCTTATTGATAGCACAGCTGAATTTGTTGGATTGGTTGAAGAGGGCGACATTGTTGTAAATTGGGATACTCTTCAGACTGCTATTGTTTATGGTGTTATTGATGATACAACACTTTTTATAAGTGCTGACATATTTCAAAACATTGCAGAGTTTTATTATATCATATCTGCAAGAAATTATGTCGAGCCTGAAAAGATTAATCAGGCTAGGATGACAATGTTGAATTTGTCAAACCTAACAGCACCTAGTTCTTTGTTTCCGGCCTACGTTCAAGATAGTCAGTTTCTTACATTGTATCCTTACAATACTACATTTTCTGTAGGATACTTTGGTCAAGTGCAATGCCAATACTTTAGATATCCCAAGGATCCTAAATGGACTTATATTTCTTTAGGAGCAGGTGAACCAATATTTGATCAATCTCAACCTGACTATCAGGATTTTGAGATGCCATTGGAGGATGAGTATAAGTTATGTATGAAGATCCTTCAGTATTGTGGTATATCTATCAGAGAGACCGAAGTTGCAAACTTTGCATTTGCTCAGGAACAACATGAACAGCCTACATTTAGTCAACAACAATAATAAGAGATGGCTTATTTATCACAGTACGAATACTATACAAATAATGGTAACACCCCCAATGACGCTAATTGGGGGTCTTATCAGTATGTAAGTCTTAAGGATATTGTCAACAATTTCATGTTGATGTATTCGGGCAATCATTCTTTAGTAAACAATGAAGAGCGGTATAAAGTATTGTTTCACGCAAAGCGTGCTATTCAGGAATTAAACTATGATGCGTTTAAAGAAATAAAAGTATTGGAGCTTAGCGTTTGCGATACATTAAGATATGTGCTTCCGTCTGACTTTGTTAATTGGGTTAGGATTTCTTTATACAAAGATGGATACCTTAGACCATTAACTGAAAACATTCAGACACTTTCATCGAAGGCATATCTTCAAGATAACAATTGTAATATATTGTTTGATCAGAATGGGAATATACTAGAGCCTCAGTATTCGAACATTGATTATGATAGGATTACTAAAACCAAGAAGAGCATATACCTCAATGAAGGTAATCAGTTTCATGGACAAATGGGATGGCTTGTTGATGGGCTTTGGTATTTTGACTATGGCATTGGTGGCATGTTCGGACTAAATACCGAAACGGCTAATAAGAATCCTACATTTAATATTGATAAGAAAGCAGGTGTAATTAACTTTGACTCTAGTATGTCAGGTCAGATATGTATCCTTGAGTATGTTTCTGATGGTATGGAGAATGGAGATGAGTCTAAGATTAGTGTAAACAAGTTATTTGAGAAGTATGTATATGCTTACATAATGTTTGAGATACTTAATTCAAAGTTGGGAGTTCAGGAGTATATAGTAATGAGGGCTAGAAAAGAAAAGACATCTCTTCTTAGAAACGCTAAGATAAGATTGAGCAATATACATCCCGGAAGATTATTAATGAACCTTAGAGGATTGGATAAGCAAATAAAATAAGATGGCAAATTTTACTAGAACTTTCGTAGCAGGAAGAATGAATAAGACGGTTGATGAACGTCTTATTCCTAGTGGTGAATATATCCATGCTATGAACATTCGTATGGGTTCTACCGAGAACTCTGAGATTGGTGTAGCTGAAAACACGAAAGGAAATAGTGCCCTTACTTTGTTATCTTATACAGATGGCACGCCATTAAGTATATATGCTAAATGTATAGGAGCGATTGCTGATGGTGCTAATGAAAAGATATATTGGTTTGTTCACGATCCGTCTTTTGGTGCAAGTGCTACAGGAAAGTTGGATATGATTGTTTCGTTCAATGTATTTACAAACATACTTACTTATCATGTGATTAGTACGGATGATGGTAGTGGTGTAAGTACTACATTGAATTTTAATCCTAGCTATTTAATTACGGGTGTTGATCTTATTGAAGACTTACTATTCTTTACGGACGACTATAACGCTCCTCGGGTTATTAACATAAAAAGG